GACACTAACTCTACTATCAATCTGGACTCCCGGTATACTTCTGGAGGGGCATACGATTTCAGGTTTAGAGCGGGGGCTACAGAGTTGATGCGTATCGACGCTTCCGGCAACGTAGGTATTGGTACGGCGAGTCCAGTTAGACTGTTTGATCTTTATAAGAGCACGTCTGACGAGGTATTCATTCATTTTGGCAATACAACTACTGGCGGGACTAGCAGCGATGGAGCACATGTCGGGATAGATAATAACGAGGATTTGCAAATATCCCAATTAGAGAGCGGGAAGTTGATTGAGTTTTGGAATTCCGGGACACAAGCCCTGGTAATCGACTCCTCCGGCAACGTGGGTATTGGTACGGCGTCACCAACAAGTTCCAACGGCGGGCTTGACATAGCGAGTGGCGGCAAGTCTCTGATAATAGGGGCGGATAGTTCGGCATCTACGAGGACAGACGCCACAAGCAAATACGCCGTGATTGGATCGCCACATTACACCAATGCCGAGGAGCCGTTCGGTATGCTCGGCGCGCTGTCCTCTGCTACTGACAACACGCTGTTAATTGGTTCAGGTGTTGGGGTAACTACAAATCTATCAACAAAAATAAAATTCTACTGCGGGGCCACCACCACCACCACCGCATCGAGCGCAAGCGTTGAAATTCACCCGGGCGGCTATTTATTTCTAAACCACGCGACAGCACATCTTGAATTTATTGACACCGGCACGGCGGCAGCAACAGAGTCGGGATGGGTTGAGGTTGAGGTGGGCGGGGCCACACAGTATATTAGAACCTATGCAACCAAATAAATTCAAAATCGAACTAGAAGAGCAGGAGATTCAGCGTATTGCGGGGATCCTCGCGGAGTGGGTAAAGTTCAACGGAACGAACCCAAACGCCGTAGCGGAGGCGGGCATACTTATCAGTAAATTGCAACACGCGCAAAAGTTAGAGATAGACAAAACAAGCTAATAATGGGTACTATTTGATAGGCGGGGGGTAAAAAATGCGGATTCGGGTATACCAGGCACCGACAGAGGCAAAATCGACGGGGCTAGATAACGAAACAATGCCAACGGCAATCCACACCCCAGGCGGCGGCTACACACCTGTAAGAGTTATTTGTACTTGCACATCAGCAACGGGCATCTACTCACGCATAGGCGACACCACTTCTACCACGGCTTTAGACGTACTGCAAAACGATCAGGTGGTCCTGGGCGTCAACGAGGGAACCATCATCAACTTAGACGAGATCAGCCGCACTACGTTTGATGGGGACTGGATCTTTTCAATGGATAAAGTAGAGGATGATAGGCTGATATGATCCGCGTCGTATTGCTCATACTTTTAGTCTCTTCAGCGTTTAGCTCTGGGAACCGTCGATCAAGTAACCTCAGAAGGTCAGCCACCAACGCCTCAAACGTCACCACAGGCACACTCCCTGTCGGCGTCTTGCCAAGTACCGGCACATGGACCACGGGCTTATCAATCACAACAACTGGGACAATCAACGCCACCACGCTAATTGGTGATGGGTCGCAAATCTCAGGGATTACCCTAACGGGCGCATCAATTCCAAACTTCGCACGTAAGACCACGACGTATACGGCGCAAGTCAGAGAAAGAATCATAACAGACACAAGCGGGGGCAGCATCAACATCACGCCTCCAGCGACGGGCGTGGGGGTATGGTTCGAGGTGTTCGCGGCAGAGGGGGCGTCTACTAATCCAGTACGCATCCTCACCAACGGCGACCCTATAAACTCACTTACAAATATAATCAGCATAGACGAAGACCGCGTAACAGCGCGTTTTGTGTATTTAGACGCATCGACCGGGTGGGCGATAACGTCACCATAATCATTCTCTTAGGGGGGAATCATGAAATTTTTTAGACAACATAAAAAGGCGCTGTCGTTTCTAACTATCGCGCTTTTCACTTTTCCAGCGTTCGCGCCTTTGTGGGCAGCCGATACCGCCTGGAGTGGATCATATATGCCTTGGAGTGGGCGCACCATTACTGGTGTAACCTCTTTTACTGCCACCACGTTAGGCGGCACAACCGCAAACATCACCACGCTAAACCTAACCAATGATTTAAGTGTAGCGAATGGTGGAACTGGATCCAGTACAGCAGGAGACGCCAGGACCGCCCTTGGTGTTGCTATTGGCTCCGACGTGCAAGGGTATGACGCAGACCTGGCAGCTATTGGTGGCTTAACTTCCGCCGCTGACAAGCTCCCATATTTTACTGGATCAGGGACCGCAGATGTGGCCGACCTGTCCAGCTTTGCAAGGACTTTCATTGACGACGCTAACGAGGCGACCTTGAAGGCTACTCTCAACATGGAGGCCGGAACGGACTTTCAGGCGTATGACGCAACCCTCGACGACTTCGCGGGGCTCTCTCCTACAGCCGGTAGGTTTATCTATGGTGATGGGTCAAACTTCACCGTTATAACTACCGCCACAGCCAAAACAAACTTGGGTTTAGTTATCGGGACTGACGTTCAAGCCTATGATGAGGAGCTTGCAGATGTTGCGGGGCTCTCTCCAACTGATAGTAATATCATTGTTGGTAATGGATCCGCTTTCGTTCTTGAGTCTGGTGCTACTGCTAGAACCTCTCTAGGTTTGACTATTGGTACAGACGTACAGGCATACCATGAGGAGCTTGCTAACTTAGTAGGCTTGACCATGACAGACAGCTACTTTGCCGTTGGTGATGGATCCAATATAGTGATGGAAGACGCCGCAACTGCAAGAACGTCTATGGGCCTTGATACAATGGCGACCCAGGACAACACCAACGTAAACATCGACGGTGGGACCATCGACGGGGTAGCGATTGCCGGGTCAAGTTTTGCGGGGACCGTCAATCAGCAGGCATTGGTTAAGACTTCCGGGTATACCGCAAGCGCCGGTGAAATTGTAGGCGTGGTTAGTTCAGGCGGCAGCTTTAGAGTTACTTTCCCAACGAACCCAACAGCAGGAGATTCGATCCAGATTGTTGACCTGGGACTTGCTCTTGAAACTAATAGCGTTGTACTAGACGCTGGAGAGGCAACCGACCATATGAACGGCACCACTCAAAGTCTCGACTTAGACTGGAATGGTTTAGATATTCGATGTGTGGCGACCAGCGTAACCGCGTGGTCATGCGCAGGATCATAAAGTAAAGTAGAAGGGGTGTAGAAGTGTTAGCATCATGTTTCCGCATTGTATCAACAGTCCTGTTGATATTTGGCTTCTTTGTCTACACCCCTACTTTTTACACAGCAGACACCGCGTGGTCCGGCTCCTACCTTCCCTGGTCAGGGCGCGACCTAACTATCAACTCCCTCTCTCTTTCTACTGACATTTCAAGCGCGGGGTATTTTTTTAATAATTCCGGCACGTCTTACATCACAGGCGGAGACTTTGGAATAGGCACGGCGTCTCCACAAAACCAAGGGCCGGGTTTCCAACTATCAGGGGCGCAGCCGGTCTTTATTTTCGAGGAGACGGGGGTTGCTGCGGATAATACCACCTGGGACGTGGGGATTTTCGCAGAGCAGTTGAGGTTTCGCTTAGTCAGCGACGCCTATGACTCAGCCACCAATTGGCTAACAATAGACCGCACGGGTAACACCGTTGATACAGTCGCTATTCCATCAGGCAACGTAGGTATTGGTACGGCGAGTCCTGGGGTAAAGTTAGACGTTGAGAAATCTAGCCACGGCGTACTCGCTCAGTTCTCCGACACGGTCAATATTGTCCAAGTCGAAGGAGATGCCACGGGAGGAAGAGTAGGAACCTCTAGCAACCATGACCTTCGAATAAAAACGAATGATGTTGACCGTATTTACATTGAGAATGACGGCAACATAGGTATTGGTACGGCGAGTCCACAGCATTCACTACACATCAACGCCGCTAACAAGCACATCATGTTCACTGATAGCGGGGGCACAGTAGATACACGCTCTTGGCAAGCCTACACGGACGGCACTACAAACACTTTTTTAATCGGCACAGTAGACGACGACGGCACCAATCTTGGAAATAATTTCGCCATGTTGCGGAATGGGAGCGTAGGAATAGGGGACACAACGCCATCCTACCGTCTGCAGGTTGCGGGCGGCACAGTAGCAGGAGCAGGGGCATACGTAAACACCTCAGATAAGCGGCTTAAAAAAGACTTCCAAACCGTAGCACCAAAATCAGCTTGTGAAAAAATCGGACAACTTCAGCCCACACTTTTCAACTGGAGAACCAATTTCTATCAGTCCCAGGAACAGTACGCAAACTCAGTGGAATACTATGAAAAAGAGGTTGACGAGCACGGAGTACGAAGGAAGAAAACAGGCATGGTTCATGACACCCAATATAAAGACGTGAACCAACCAAGCGGGGAAAAAGATATTGGATTCCTTGCCCAAGATGTTCAGCCCGTCTTCCCCCAAGCGGTTTATGGATCAGAACAAAAAGGTTACACGATAGCGTACACAAAATTCATTCCCCTTATGATGGCTTGCATACAGCACCAACAGGCTCAAATCCTGGAGCTATTGAAAGGGCAGAAGCCATGAGCGACGACATATCAGCCGAACTACGAAACATCGACATTGCTACTATCAACGCCTCGGTTATCCGGCTAGAAGGCAAGGTCAGCACTTTAGCAGACCGCCAGGTGGAGGACCGCAGGGACAACCGGCGCACGTTTGAAAAGCTCGACGTATCCTTAGACTCTATCGGCAAGTCTCTTGCAAAACTTGAGCGCTCAGAGGCGTCTATTGTGGCGATGGGCTGGACAACTGGTAAAGTCTTCGGGGCCATAACCGTCTCATGCGGCCTTGTGGCAACCGCCGTTACTGTCATTCTAAAGGTGGTCGGCGCGTAGTGGTCGTAAACAAACCCTACATGAAAGACTGGGATAAGTGAAGGCCTACACGTCAGGGAAGGCAAGAGAGGCCCAAGAACAGGCTAAGAAGGCGCTAAAAGAGCGAACAAATAGAAACTCAGTATTACTACAAGATGTCAGATGTGAGAAGTGTGCGTTGTGGCGCTCAAAGACGAATATATCAGGGCGTTGTGTCGCACAAGCTAAACCGCTCTACACATCTGCAAAATGGGGGCAAGACTGCCTCAACTACCAACAATATCAAGTTACAGAATAGGGGTTAACGATGGGATTTTTGCGCAAGCTATGGGAAAAATTAAAGCGGCCTTCAAAAGAGGTCATCAAGTCATCAGGGGTTCAACTGGCGACAGAGTTAGTGCGGGTATTTCTGGAGGGAATAGGGGAGATGTTGATAGACCGTAACACCCGCAAGAGATTACGACAGCTCAACCAGGAAAAGTCGGGATTAGAGTTGGCCGTCAAAGAGCGGGCAATCGACTACATGACAGAACGTGCGATCAACGTAACTTTGATAAAGCTACTTCAAGAACTAGGCAAGAGCGACGAGGAGATTCAGAAGTATATCGCGCTGCACTATGTCGAAGTGAAGGAAGCCGACTTAGGAATCCTTGAGGTGCTGTAGTGTTGGACTGGATCCCGGTCATAGGTCCGGCGTTAAAGAAGATCACAAGTCGTATCACTGATAAAGTAATACCCGATAGAGTCGGCAGGGCCGAGAGAAAGCGCCATGAGCTAGAGTTAGACATTTTAGAGAGGCAAACACGGCTTGCGGAGGCGCAGAGCCCGTCGATCATCACGTCAGGATGGCGGCCTGGGTATATGTGGCTCGTGTTGGCTGTGTTGGCTTATAACCACTTCATGTACGAGTTTATCTTGATGTGGCAGAACGGCGCATTTCATCGGATCATACTACCGCCTGAAGTGTGGCAGTTATTAAGCGTAGTTGCCGGGGTGTATGGTGTTGGCAGATCCGTGGAGAAAATGGGCGCGGTAAGGCATAAGGCGCAACTCATTCACAGGCACTTAAAAGAGGGCGGTATACAAGTAGACCAATCCGCCGGGAAAACGTCTAGGATCACATCTAATGGATCCATGACACGATACTCTTGCGAGTGTGGACATAGTTGGAGCCCAACAACTCCAGGTACTAAAGAGCCTTGCAGTAAATGCGGGGTATGGTTTGAGCCGTTATGAGTGAGAAGTTTGAGTTAATATCCATCGAGAAAGACCATTATAAAGCTGGTGTTTATTTGTTTCGGATCCATCACTGGACATTGCCGGATGCGCCGGACGTGTTCATCGAAATGCGGATAGCCCGCTCAATGTTCGAGGGCGGGAACCTATTGATAAAAGATAAGGCGCTTTTGAAGGGCGCTAAAGATGTGTTTTATATATGTGGGGGTAAGTCATGCGTAAAGTGATTCTTTTGATAGTGTGTTTGTGTATGGTGGTAGCGGCTGGCTGTGGCGGTAAAAAGGGAAACCTGGAACCTCAAGGCCAGTTGCGGGTGATGGGATTTAGTTCACAAGGGCATTATGTAGTATACTGATACAGCTCTGCAAAGCACACAGGCGCTCTGTCCAACTCTCTTCGGCCAGGGCGCTTTTTTATTCCTGCGAAAATAACTCAAACTATTTTATATATTAGGGTATACAGTGGGTCATATTATCGGGTATACTATTTATATGAGATCGGAAACAAACAGGACACAGGAGAATGAAATGAAAAACCAAAAAACATATGTATGTTCATGCGGTTGTGAATTTGCACAGCCGTATTGTAAAGAGTGCGAAGAAATTCTAGCCTCTGGCCCGGCAAGAAACATAGCAGCATACCATGATGTGGTTTCAAAGCAATATCGCCCATCTTCTGAGCCATTTAATCCATTCAACTTCGATTGTGATATTGATGATCTACCAGCGTTCCCACCATCGTATGGAAAGATAATATAGAGACAGGGTATGAAAATGGAAACCAAAATCATATACCGAATAGATGCCGCATCTTGCGGTAGCTGCAACGAGCAAGAGATGGGTCAGTATTGGGCCTGGGCACGAGAAGAAATTGAGGCTCAATACTCCGATGCCGAGGTTGAGTTACTTGATGAGGATGGATACAATGATGCCTTTTCGGCGTCTGATGCAGATGATATTTTCCCAGCGTTTGGGATTATCAGATTTCTTGATGAGTTGTGGGATCGGTGTCCTTGGATTGGGAAACATTTTGATACCGAGCACGAAGGGGTAGGGCGATGAGCAGAACACCAGGAGCACTAAACAAGGGGCCAAAAAAAGAAACAATCTTACGTATCAGGATCCACGCAGAGGAGAAGGCGGCGATACAGGCTAAGGCGCAAGACGCTGGCCTGTCTGTTACCGCCTGGATCGTTCAACAAGCTAACAACACCCGCAACGCCTCTTAACAATGCGCACCTTTGAGGGTTATTCATGGCCTCGGTAGGAAATGACCGGGGCTTTTTCGTCTCGTGTAAAATAATATAAACTATTTTATAAAAAGGGGTATACATTCTAATATATCGGTGTATACTATATATATGAGCTTCAAAAATACAACTTTCACCCCTAAGCCCCAGGAGGCGCTCATGTTTTCCCCAGTCCTTTCAACTTTCACCACCGACTCTTCAACCTTCACCGATGCCACCAGCATCATCAAAGAGGCTTTCGAGCAAAGCCCCAACAGCGCTGGAATCACTTTCCAGTCCCAAGTTCTCTTCCTCCGCGATTCTGATGGGGATCTCTTCACTGTCACAGAGGCTGGCCTGGACCGGGCCGGGTCCATTCATGTTCTTGGCAGGAAGCAGAGCGCTCCCCTACAATGGGACGTTTCAACAGGTGGATACCTGGATACGGACTGCACACAAGCCTAGAACCAAGTGCAAACGGCCTCAGCATAATACGCTGGGGCTTTTTTAATTACCGCAGCTTCTGAGACACAAGAGCAGCAAGAAACTCATCAGGGCTTGCGTTAGTGTTGCCGACAACCTGGTACCCATGAACATTAGCAATACCCTCCGCAAACTCAACGCAGTTCAACGCATCCTTACGTCCGCCTTTGAAGAAGCGACGGAACGGATACGCAAACGTCCTCCACCAGTCATAGCGAACATTACGACGAGCACGCATCCAGTCCATACAGATGTGATAATCAAGAGGCGTGTCGAAGTGTATCATCAAAACAGGGTTTGCCTTGCTGTAGGCTACCATCGGATAAGAAAAGATGTTGTTGCGGAACGACACCTCATAGACCTGCGTGGTGTCCTCTGAGTACAGAGCTATATGGTCGTACTTGCCACCAGTGACGGCACGTATCAAGCGACCACCGAAGCGATTAGTCGCGCTGAATAGAAAGTAAACTGCACCCATGTCAGAAGTATATCACGGTGTGTTGATGGCCTCACGTAGCTTTTCCAACATCTCTTTAGTCTCCACCGCGAAACGGACAGACTTGGCACGTAACGCCGTTAAATCGTCTCTAAGTACCTTATTCTCTAGTTCTAAGATGTGCGCCTTCTTACGCAGGTTCTCGTTCTCTTGGATCAGGTGATGTGATGCTGGTGTCGCTGTTACCATTAGTTTTCCCCTTTGATCGGCGGCATGATAATAAATGGGCCTGTTGCGTCGATGTAGCGATAATCTGAAAGGGAACTATCTTTTGAATACACTTCAATTCCAGCTTCGCGGGACGTATCCACTAAGTCACTTATATCTATGAATCGAAGGTGGCTGCGCTCTGCCTTCAGACCGTTAAGTTCTAGCAGGTAAAGTACAGCCTCGTTTGGATCTATAAAGCGCTTTAGTCTTCCGCTTCTGATATGAGCCACAACTTTTCTGTAGCTGTCCTGGTCGTGCGGGTATGTGTCTACGTATTCACCGAACGGCTCCCACCAGTTCCCGAGTACGCTGATGATTGTATCTATTTCGTTGTCGCTGAACTTCTGCATTTCTTCGCATTCCCACCTATTAAGGGAGAACCATAACTCACCGACGGAGCAGATATAGTTTACTCTGACGTAAGAGTCGCCGTTCTCGTCTATCTCCCCGTAAAGCTCCAGCGACCTCCGCGCTTCATCCTCTAGCGGTAGAATATGGCCTATTTTATCTTTTGTTACTGTCTCCCCTTCGCCGTAGAAGTGGTGAGTATAGTGGACCTCTTCAATTTGCATTACTCTCTCCTCTCAATCCCGCTGTTCATGCGGGTTTCCAGCGTTTCCGGTCCCGGGAAGGGGGTATGGGGGCAAAATCCCAAGTACCTTTCTTCCTTAGTAACGTGCCTGTAAGCCTACATCTGCACACGCTATTTCCCACCAATCGACTTCCCAACAAACGACTTGTGCGCCATCTCACGCGCTCTCGCTGTCGATCATGACGTGCGCAAGCGCTGCCAAAATACCAACAGCGATCAGGTGGGCATCACTACCAAAAAGCCCAACACAACACGCGGTGAAATAGGCGAGATACCCGTAATCAGTTTTCATTCGGTGCCATACCTTCTCTTGTCTACGTTGTTCTCTCTGAAGATGTGCGGGCTGTGACATTTGCAGATTTTACGGACAATGGATTGCCGCTCGCCAGGCAGTAACGATTTATAGGACAGCTTCCCTTCGGCGTGTAGCTTTTGCGCATCCTCCAAGCTATACACTCCAGCGTCGGTGATGATTGTCGTCTCTATCGTTGTTCCAATTCTCGTTTCCTTTTTTCCAAGCACTCTCATACTTCCCTCTCCTTAGAAAATACACTCACACGGTGTTGAATCCTCATCTTTCGTACTAAACAAAAGCCGTTGCCCGCCCACTTTCAATCTCCGCTTTACGTCTGCCCAAAATCCATTGGCCTCATAATGTTCATGGATCGGGATTCCCAGATTGCACACCTTGTCGAATTCGGGCGCAAGGTCTTCCAGGTACCCATCTTTGAGGAGGTGATGGCCAACCTCCTCTTCCAACTCCGAGTACCTCCAGAAAGATTCATTATCATGCAGGTAGACGCACAGCCAATGGAGCTTTCTACCTTTGATGCAGGGTATACAATTGGCGTGTTTGAAGGCTTTATACTGCGCTGGTGGCTTTATTCCGATTTTCTCTAAGTACGCCTTATCAAGCGGGTTTTTCCAGGTGGCCAGCGGGTAATCTGTTTTGTACCCCTGTGCGGCCATGATAGACGATCTCCGCTGGATACGGTTTTGCTCGTTAGCGTCGAATCCATAATAGACAATATCGCCTTCTCGGTAATTCTCTTTTAACCACTGCATAAAGGGCGCTGTTTTTAGCCTGTTGGTACAAAGTATCTCGGATCCACCGCCATGCCGAATTTCAAAGGCCCTCTCTTTTCTGACAACGGCTTCAGGTGTGAGCCCTGGGTACTTGGTTTCATCACCGTTCGCGTAGGTAATTTTCATCTTGTGGGCTCCTGCAAATTCGTTCTCAAACCTCTCTACATCCTCTGGCTCTGCGTTTACTTGGTGATTTAGCCAAATAACATCATCAGGACCATGCCACCCCAGTACCATTGCACCAACTAGCGCCGAGGATACCCCCCCTGAGTAGCAGACTATATGCCTCATACTTCACTCTCCTCGTAATCACAGTCAGGCTCCCGGCAGGCCGTACTCCAGCCCTCTAGCCTGGTTGCTGGATGATGGGCGATTCTTGTGGATCCGCATTTTGGACAAACCCGCCGATTATCATCTATCTCTAATTCTGGTTCAAAATACTCGGAATTCTTATTCCACTTCTCAACTCCCATATCTCTTGATCCTCTCTCCAATCCACCGCACCACTGGCACGGCTTTACTGTTTCCTATTGCTCTATATGCTTGTGTGTCGCTGTAGCCTGGTACGTTGATTAAATAATCATCAGGGAAGCCCTGGAGTCTCAATGCTTCTATTGGCGTAATTCTTCTAGGTCGATTTTTTACAGATACGTAGGTTGTCTGTTTCATACCCGGTTGAGCAGCTAACGCCCCCGCCGATTGACCGTCACCTCCGACAAGCCGACCCTCATCCCTTGTATTTTGGGCGAAAGCTACGCATTGTTGAGGTAAGCCGCCATCGCCCCCACTTCTAAGAGTCGGTGCTTTTTCTATGGCGGCATCTCTTCCAGCATCGTTTTGGGTAAACGCTACACATGACCTTTGCCCCCCACTATTGGTTCTAGCCGGCTTATTACCGAAGTTAGAGAGTCTTTCAGTACCCGAGGTAAAGCCTTCCCCCTCTTCTCTGCCCTTCTCAATATCCCCTCGCAAGCCCTTTTGCTCAAATAATACTTTTCCGGCACGTCTTGGATCTCCTCCAGAATGTCCGATAAGAAAGACTCTTCTTCTCCGCTGTGGGATTCCCCAGTGGACAGCGTTAAGAACCCGGTATGCCCACCCATACCCGCATTCGGAAAACTCCCGCAGGATTCTATGAAATGTTCTTCCTGAGCCCATAGAAAGAACTCCGGGGACGTTTTCCCAGACGACCCATTCAGGTCGTACTGCTCCACAAAGGCCGATAAATTCATGCGTAAGGTCTGCTCGTTTCCCCTCTTCTCGTTTTCCTGCGATTGAGAAGTCTTGACAGGGCGTCCCCCCGATAATGATGTCAGGCTTTTCTGGTACATTCCATTCTCTCCATTTCGTTAGGTCACCGTAGTTTTTTACGTTTGGGTAATGGTGTTTCAACACCCTGCATGGAAATGGCTCTATCTCTGATAGGCCGATACACTCAAATCCTAATGGTTCCCAGGCTACAGAGGCAGACTCAATCCCAGAGCAAATTGACAGGAATTTCAATCCATCTCCCTTCTCAACTGCACAAAAAGCCGCCGTTTAATTATCGCATCCAATTCCCGGTCACATTCAGCATGGTAAAGCCGCCTCTCTTCTTCTGTTAGGCTCCATGTTATTTCTATGCCGCCTGTTAGCCTGTGAATGGCTTGGTCGTATTCTGTTGAGATTCCGGGCTTCATTCTTCTTCACCTGCTCTTTTCATAGTTCCCTCACTCACAATTGGACTATCCCATATCTCTTTTTTAGGCACCACCGAATAAGGTCACCTATCTGTTTACCACGAGCCCACCCTAAGATTGGTGCAGTTTGATTTATTCGCCCCATCTCCCCCTCTAGAACTCCGCAACAAAAATGTGGGGCCGTCACCCTATAAAGGGTTCTGTCGTCACTTTCCACTATTACATCACCCACTTATAGTTCCTCCGGTGGTTCTGCTTTTATGAAGCCTTCCCGCTTTATCCGCTGTTGTGCGGTTTCTTTTTCAAGGGCTTTGATGCGAGTCTTGAGCCTGTCTATTTGTTGAAACACCTTTGGGCAAAGCCAGTTAAACATACTATCAACGGCTGAGTGCGCACCCTCATTAGCCCCTACCCGCTCCTCCAATTCCTTAATCCTCAACATCTCAGACTTACAAGCCCTGTGTGCTGGGTTGTTTGGGTTTGATGGTTTGTTATTGCTCATTTCTCCTCCTCTTCTCCAACTACTAATCTCTACTAATAGTTGGCAATTTAGTAGTTTCAGCCCTCTTCTCTCATTTTCCACGCCTCCAGCTTTTCCATGCGCTCACCCAGGCGCTGGTAATCGTAGTTATTCATGGCCTCTCCCCTTCCCCGACACCAATACGCCCACCGTTACGGATAAGCCCTAGCCTGAATTCTCGTAGTGAGTCTCCTACTTGGTTTAGTTTTGAGTGGCCTGGTTCAAATGAAAGACCGATGCTTCCGCACCCGTCACAAATGACCTCCGCCGACGGTAAGAATTTAGGCCCTTCCCGCTGCGCTTGTTCCTCTTGTTGATAATGAGCCTCTAGCCGTCCAATTGGGCAGGCTTTGTAACAAGCACCGGGCATACAGGCTGGGTGGTGGAATCTCGGCCTTTCTTCGGTATCTTGTGGTTTGCGCCATTTATTCTGTTTAGCCATGTAATAGCCGCCACTCTTTACCCATATCTCGGTACTTGTGCCCGACCCCCTCACGCGGTCTACTGTCTCCCGATACCAACCCACGCCCCCCCCAATCTGAACCTCAACCTCAGCCCCAGGTACTAAAAAGTCTGGGATTTCTGGCTTTTGGGCCTGGTTTTCTAACTTCCGGTAGATCCAGCCTTTTCCTAAAAAGGCTTTAGGTGTCAGGATATTGTGATTTGTAATCAACTCCCTGGGGCTCACTTTCTCGACTGTGTGGATTACCCACTTGGAATCGTAAGGTTCGTAAACCTTGATATTGTCTCCGATTTTCAGATCTTCAAACATTTTTATCTCCCTTCGCGTAAATCATGGGGAAGGCAGACATAAACGTCACCATCCCACTCAATAAAGCAAACTCCTCCAACTTGGCGTAACAACATCACGGTTTTGACTGTCCCGTATGCGTCATAGGTAACTTTCACTTGTCTCCTCTCTTCAAAAACTTGTTTTTAGTACCAGACACTTTCCAGTTCTCGGATCCACGAAACATAAATTCACGAGGCTCAGAAGTGCTGTTTTTCGGCGTTCCTCTCTCTTCTCCCATAGGAAGGCATCCTAAAGTGGACGACAGCGCCCAAAAGTGGGCCTTCTGCCACTCAGAGCAACCCTCTTTAGTCTTATCAATGTCTCCCCGTTGAATTGCGTTGTTAATTTCCTTTTCTATTGTGTTGATCTTTGCGTTGAATGGATCCAGTGCGTCGAAGAGCTGCGGTACATGGCCCTGGCTTTTATTTCCGACTGTATCGACTGTTGCTTTCCAGATTGCTTGGCAGAAGTTTTGGTTATAGTCGCTCATTCTTCACCAGCTTCCGCCTTCCATGCGTCGTAGATATATGTCGGGTGGGCGCGCTCCCAGGCTTCATCGCCTAACTTTTCAAGCATCCCCAGTGATTCGCTCGTTTTTTTTGACCCTCTTTGTCCAGCGATTAGATGAAAAAACACCCTACAGGGGGATTCCTCCAGGTAAATCGGATCGTTGAAACCTTCTATGAAAAGGTGGGTATGGATTTTACCCTCAACAACTTTTTCTCTTATCGCGATGATTTTCGATACATTGAGATAAATAGATTCTCCGTCTTCGTCGCCGATTGTTATTCGTGTAAATAAATCTTCCATTTAGATTCTCCTTTTGTTGGCCCTTAGTGATTTATGGTGCAATGGCTGAAGGTATTCCGCCTAACGGAATATGAGGGGGGGAAGGGTATATATATTTATATATATATACACCTCCACCCCCTCACCTTGCCCTAGATCACATCGGGGGTTAGTTATTCTCATAGGTTTTCTTTGTTAAAATCCAAGCGTTACGTTGTCGTTCAAAGCTGATAGTTTTATCCAATTCCTCCATTATCGTAAACACCTGCTTGACCTTTTTGGTAGATAGCCCGTATTCCTGGCGCAAACTTTCCATCATGTCTTTTCTAGCGCTGCCAATAGGCGCACCAAAAACAAAGTCCTTGTATCCGTCTAGTGATTCCTGCACTAAGGACTTCTCAGCCAGTTTGAACGTACCGTGTAAATCCGGGTCTGTGTTTTTCTGCAAAAGCCACTTTTGCCTACCGTCGAAAGATCCGTAGTTGGACTTGGTAACTTCCATATTGACGAATTCGTTATTTTCAGCGGCACCGATGCCGTAATCATCGCGCTCCGCCTGGGACGCCGGGCCAAACTGGAGGACAAACCGGGCGTTATCCACAAACGCGGTTGCTCCTCTGACGTTGTAAGATGTCGAGCGCCCATGAGTTTCTGAATCTTGGTTTAAGTGGTGTACAAGAAGGATCACCGCGCCGGTTTTCTTGTGGATATAGTTTAAGGCGTTGGAGACGTTCCCGGCGTCAGCGTTGTCGTTGTGGTTTATATCGGTGGTAAGTTTTGTTAGCGTGTCGAGTACAATCAGGTCCAGGCCATCGACTTTCTCAGAGAACTTTATGATGCGCTTAACAAGGCTTGTACTGTCTACCGGGTAGACAAAGTGCTGGGTATCCTCGGACATTAAATCGGGGCAGAATATTTGCCTCCTCTCCTGCACACCATGTCCAACCTGGGCCATGTGGCAACGCTGGTACCTTAGATGGAGTTGGTTTTCTGGATCCTCCTTGTTAATAAAAAGTGTCTTTTTACCGCCTTCACAAGTCATTCCAAAGAAATCGACGCCATAGGCAATAGACTGAGCCAGTTGAAATAATAACCAACCCTTCCCGACTCCGCCTTTTGACGCCACAACACCATAGGGCATGATTGGTAGAAACCCATCTACAAGCCATTTAGTTTCCTCTGGCTCTTTATCAAGCCAGCGGGCGCAGTTGATCTCCTCTGGATCCCATGTCTCAACATCGTCGAGAACACCAACGGCGACGTCAGGGTCAACCTTGGCGGCCTCTTTTGTGTATAAGCGCTGTACCATGCTTACTACAATGTTGTGTTCGAGCGGCGGTATCATTAGGGTTTGGTTACATGACAAGGCAATGCGTACAACAGAATCAACGTCTAAAGAAGATGCGCAAAGAGAACCAACAATGGCGGTCATTTGGTTATTTCTACCGCCCTCCTCTGTCTCTTGGAACACGTTTTCCAGGCTCCGATAAGGGCTGAGATCAAGAACACCGTTTTTAATAACAAAGTCAGACGCGACCTCTCCAACCATCCACGCCGGGCAGTCTGGTAAATCACACCAGTCCAGCGACTTTTCCATTTTATAAAGAGAACCGTTAGGATGAATGGTGGGCGCCGCTACTACATAGCCCCCGTTGGCCTTAACGTCCACCTTGGCGTCCTTGTCTATATGCTTGAAGATGCCTATTTTTGAAGGCACGTTTCCGCCTGGGTATTTGAAGAACAGATGCCAACCCTTCCCGGTTTTCTGCCAGATGGGGGACGCTATAGCGCCGTATTTCTCACGGATTAAATCAGCGCCGCGCTGGGAGTCAATATCTAAGACGATAATCCCTGAAGCCCTGCCTGTGACAATTCCGACGCCATCCATTCCCCATGATTCAATCTCTTCCGAGTCCGCGATTAAAGGCGACTTATCCTGAAACCTTGAACCTAGATCAAAGCCGCCATGCGGTGCCTTTGTGCCGCTTACAATTGGGATTACAGATAATCCTGCCTCCATGTATTCAAGTGCTGCGTTTTCTACGTCTTTATTCATAGTTAGTACCTTATAACCTTTTGCCCCTTAGAGAGATTGCACGAGTTACACAGCACTTGCACATTGCATGGCGTATTAGAGCCGCCCAGCCGCGTCGGAATGATGTGGTCAACACACAAGGGGTTATTTTTCTCATACCCAGCGGATCCGCACGAGGCGCACACGGTATCGTCGGTAAATGTGGTAGTACGGATATGCTTACAATACGCGCTGGCAATTCTCTGGACACCTTGTAGATATTCGGAATTCAAAGACTTTTTGAAATTCAATTTCCCAGCCTTCAAACATTTTAATATTTTGTTTTTAGGGTAGTCGGGCATATATCCGGCGTACCCAGGCGCAACAATAGCCTCAAAAACTTCATATTTCCTTGAATACTGTATACAGTACGAGCCGCCCCTTTTTTTGTGTTCGTAGATGATCTCATCTATTTCAAGCGGGTCAATAGGCGAGGGCTTGTCTAGGAATCGCCATAAAAGAGCGTCGTCAGTCAGTCTCTCTATACCCTCCATTCTTCTCGCGTTGGTTCGCATAAAAGAAACTATAGTTTTGAACGGAACGCTTGGCTGAACTACTTCCATTCTGACTCCTCATCATTAAACACATCAACACCAAGTGCTTTTTTATATAGGGCCTGAATAGCGGCGGACGGGGTAGACCTTCCGTATAGGTGAGCCTGAAAAGTCCGCAGTGGTATTCCTAAGTTTCTGGCGAATAGGCTCATGTTTAATGATCGCTCTTGGAGCAGATCGTAAAGTTTCGTGTTTTCCTTTTTCATTTCATCTCCGTTGTAAGTGCGATGGAATCTCGCTTTGTATGTATAATCGCCATGTTTGTATGTTATTTTAACACAAAACCGATAGACTTATACAATTTTGTATGTTACGTTTATTTTTGAATTTCAAAAACAAGTGCACCCACAAAGGAGGATTTGATGGAAGCACATGAAAGAGAATCAGCGGTTCTGCGCATAGCGGAATGCAAGAGTAAAGAGAAAGAGTTAGCAACACTCAGGCGCGACTTAACAGCCCAACTTGCGGAGTTTTATCTAGGACTCAAGCCAAGTGCAAAAGAGACGTTTAACAGTTGCACGATGAGCATATCAGTACCCAAAACCTACAAGGTTAAAAAGGGCGCGGATCCATACCAACTTAAAGGCCAGGTAAACGGCGACGTTCTAGCCGAGGTTTTCAAGACCTCGTACAAAGTAGACGGGAAGGCGTTTAACCTTTTAGCGAAGTCTACCCCTGCGCTTTTAGAAGTCGTTGAGATTAAAGAAGGCGCACCTCAGATAACCGTGGAGGTGGACTCATGACGCTGTCATTCACATCAGTATCTAACTGGGACGTTATACACGCTCAAAACTTTCAAAAAACAGACAGATTCGCCGTGCAAGGCGGCTGGATTGTCCGATGCCGAGAGCTACGCCCCGATGATTACGCCACGACGGCAATGGCTATGGTTTTTATACCCGATCCACAGCACACATGGGAGGTGGACTCGTGAAACCAATAACAACAGAATCAACTAACCGATTCGCCGCGCTGGTGTACGGAGAGCCGGGAGTGGGTAAAACGTCACTACTGCGAACAATACCAGAAGGGCAAAGAGCTTGCGTTCTATCCGCTGAAAGCGGGCTCCTATGCGTCCGCGATCTTGTTACAAGCCAGCGAGTCGAAGGATTTGAGCTTGCATCGTTCGACGACTTGCGAACAGCATACGAACAGTTGCAAACAAAAGAGTTCAAAGAAAGGTACCAGTGGGTATTTTTGGACTCCCTGACGGAGATAGGGCAGCGCTGTATCGAGGGCTTGAAGGAATCAGGCAGGTACTCAGAGAAGGATACATTCAAGCTCTGGGGCGAGTACGGCGAGAAAATGACCGCGATGGTAAAGGCGTTCAGAGATGCGCGGAGCTTTTCCGTCGTCATGTCAGCCTTAGCCAAAGCCGAAAGCGACGACCTGGGGCGACGGTTTATAAAGCCTGACCTTCAGGGGCGCATCGGCGAACGTCTTCCAGCGCTCTTTGATTTAGTGTTCTATATGGACGTTGAAAAAGTCGAAGGGGAAGACACAAGGGTATTCATCACGAGCCCAACGGACACCTCACGCGGTCACGTAGTAGCAAAAGACCGATCAGGCAAACTAAACCAGGTTGAAAAGCCGGACCTAACACATATTTTTACAAAGATAATGGAGGATGAAAGTGGAAATTGATCTATCAAAATACGAACTACAGGAAGAGTTCCCGACACTACCAGCGGGCGAGTACGACGTATCCATACAGAAAGTAGAGCTAAAGGACAGCAAGAGCGGTAATAAAATGCTCGTGATTGATTTTAAGCCAGTAGCCGACGATTTTCGCCGCTACATGGTGAGGGATTATTTCACCCTCGGCCTCCAGGTGGCAATGGAAAGGCTAAAAAGCCTTTCACACGCCGCTGGACTTGGCGATAAGTTAGACGCCGATAAGCTCCAGGGGCAGCAAGTCAAGATCAAGACCAAAGTCGAAGAAGACGACTTCGGACCAAAGGCAAGAATCCTGGCGTTTCTAACACCTGGCGAAAAGCCAAAGGCTCAAGGGACTACGATCTTACAGTCTAAAGAGATTGTGGTGGAGAAGGCCGAAGAGATCAAAATGCCGTGGGAGAACAGTTAATATGGACTTGAGAGACAGGATTTTTACAGCACTCCACGAGTCACAAGAGCCGCGTTTTTACATGGGTGCGTCGATGATGGGCCATGAGTGTGATAGGAAAGTCTGGCTTGACTACAGGGGGTTTAAGGGCGAGTCCTCGAACCCCTACAAGAAAGACGATCATCCAGGCAGAGTTTTTGCGATTTTCCAGGCAGGCCACGACATCGAAGAGATGTTGATTAAGGCGCTTGGGGATATTGTTGAAGACGAGCAGGTGCCTGTCTCTCTGCCGCCGATCAAAGGCCATGCTGACGGCGTGTTAAGAATCGACGGGAAGCGCGAATTGCTGGAGATCAAATCAGCAAACAAACGCCGGTTTAAGCTCTTCAAGGATAAAGGCGTCGAAGAGACAGAGCCAAAGTATTTCGTACAAATGCAGGTGTATATGCACTTGTTACTACTCCATCAAGGCCGCTTTCTCGTCATGTGTAAGGATGATTCCGAAATACACGTCGAGACAGTAGCTTACAACCGCGCAAAGGCCCAACGAGCAATTGAGCGCGGGATGGCGTTAGCACATAGCGGCGAACCTGACAAGATAGACAGCAGTGGATCGCACCCGCTCTGTACGTTTTGTGAGTATCGCCGCTATTGCCACGCGTCCATAGAGTTAAGAGTAGCAAAAAAAGCGTGTTTGAATTGTGCGCATTTATCCCGTGGTCATTGTGTCTTACATAAGAAAGACATCGAGCACCCAGAGAGAGACTGCGATTTACACGCGGGGCTAGAGATGGCGGATAAATACCCGTTTTAGAGGAGAGTGATGAAAGCAACAGGGATTCTAAAGTTAAACAACGGCACGACGTATATCATCAATGACTTTTTGCCAATGATATCCATCGAGATCGCCAGGGAGATGTACCGAAAAGGCGAGTTAAAGATAAGTGGATCCACAAAGTCGATGAATTCAACACTAACAGCGGCACTAAAAGAAACAAAAATGCGGGGGCGCTTGCCTCATGCTGATAAGCCATAGAAAGGACAGTAGATGAGAGGGCTATTATATGAAGCGTCAATCGAAACAGGGGAAGTCAAAAGGCACTGTAAAATGCTCAAAGTGCAGGCTAAAGCGCCTGTCATGCGATTGTCCCAACGGTTTCAGCGTCCCGAAGAATCAAATCAAAAACACTCTGGTTATAGGGCATCTGTAAGGCGCTTGCATGAGTGATTTATTTATAGGTATAGACCCAGGAAAACAGGGCGCAGTTGTTGCCATCAGTAAGACCTTAAAGATAATGCGGCTTCTGGACTACGAGCACGACGCGCATAAAATCCATCGTTACTTTTCAGAAGTGAGGGAAGCGGGTCTAGTGGCCCACGCGATGATCGAGGACGTTGTAGGGTTATCCGGTAGAGGCTCTCAATCTGAGTTTTTGAAACAGGCGGGAATCCTAGAGGGGTTATTGATTGCCAATCAAATACCCTATGCACGGGTGACGCCTTCGAAATGGAAAAAGGCGATGATACCGCCAGACCTAAAGGCGCCGAAGGGTGCGCGCGATGCCCAGAAAAAGGAAGAGGGTAGGCTTGCCGCTTTAAGGCTTTGGCCTTGGGAGAGTACGGACAGGCTGAAGTATAAAAATTCGCACGACAGAGCAGACGCGGCATTGATGGCTGTTTATTGTTTGCGGCGGTTTAGGGGTGAAGTGAAGTGATAAAATCCGAAACAACCCTGTGGCAAGGCGATTGCCTGGAGCTAATGGGCGACATTCCCGATGGGTCGATTGATTGTGTGATAACTGACCCGCCGTATGGAACAACTCAATGCAAGTGGGATTCTGTTATACCATTTGAACCGATGTGGGCGCATTTGAAGCGTGTTACTAAGTCTAATGGTGCGATTGTATTGTTTGGTTCTCAGCCGTTTACGAGTGCTTTGATAATGTCTAATGTAAAGATGTTTAGGTATCAATGGGTATGGGTTAAGTCAACTATTACCAATTTTGTTAATGCAAAAAAGATGCCCCTTCGGAAACATGAGGCGGTATTAGTCTTTTCCAAAGACCCATCTGCCTATTATCCGCAAAATTTAATTAAATTAGGGGAAAAGAAAAAGCAGGGAAAGCGCGGCAGCGGTAATTTCAGCGCGGCGACAGTGAAAGAGTACACGCAAGAGAATACAAACTACCCGTCAGATGTTTTATATCAGGGTTCGGTTTCAGTAAACGACCACCCAACCCAAAAACCCGTAGACCTAATTAAATATCTAGCAAAAACCTACACCCTAGAAGGTGAAACAATATTAGACTTTACAATGGGCTCAGGAACGACAGGAGTAGCGTGTAAACAATTAGGGCGACACTTCATCGGAATAGAACAAGACCCTGAGTATTTTAAGATAGCAAAGAAGCGCATCAGCGAACCGGCTCAAATACCATTAAAGAGGTGAAATAATGGAAATCAACAAAGATAAAATCAGGGAAGCGTTAGCGCTGTTTTTACATGACAACGACATAGAGCAAGAGCTTGAGATTCTACAGCAGATTAAAGGCCCTAAAGAGAGTGTTACACAACTGCTCATGATGGGGTTAGCGCAGAGGATCTATGAAGAGGAGAATCAGCACAAAATGAACGGGTTAGCTAACTTTCTTGGAGTGTGTGACTCATGACCAATCCAGACTTCAAACTAGCCTTAATAAAGTTAAAGCAAGATTACCCGGTACTTTTCCCTGTAATATCTGCTCAATGGTGCTACGAATCGAATTATGGCAGCTCCAGGCTAGCCCGTAACGCTAAAAACTACGCGGGTTTGAAATTTCGGCAGGACATATCGTGCCACCTGTCAAAAGACGTTTGGACCCGCGTAGGGAAGTACATCCACAAGGATACTAAGGGCGATACGGACCCTTATGTGATGTGTCACAAGGCAAGTGACTTTGTTGAGGTCTATATGGCGTTTCTAAGCCGTAGCCCATATTGTGCAGCGTCCTACCAGGGCATCATAGACCCGCATTTGTTCGGTGATTTACGACAGCCAACCACGTTTCTAGCTCATATCGCAGACTGTGGCTTCTGCGCCTGGATACCAAGATTTGAGGGTACACAGCAAGAAATCTATACAGAGTACGTTTACCGGGTCTTGAAAGTTCTACACTCTAAAAAGTATCGAGAGGTTGTGGCTAATGTCTAAAAAGAAAGAGAGCCCATTTTTCCATGTGGCTGTTCTTGTTTTTGTGTTCGCCCTACTTATCGGTATTACTCATTTCCGCTACAGCCTACACCTAAAAGACCAACCGGAAAGTAAGTTATCATTTATTGAGTTCATGATTTTGTATGGAGATTGATATGTGTGAAAAGAGATTTTGTGCATCCTGTGATAGAGAGTCACAAGTAATCAAAGACGCGTGTTTTCAGTGTGAGCACTGTTGCTATGTCAATGTGCTTGATGAGATTCAGCCAACAGCCGCAGGGGTATGGAATTATAATTTGGATGAGCTGCCGAAAAGCGGAGTATTTCTATTCCACTTTGAAGGCGCTTGCATGGAAACCGAGACATACACGGCGGAGGGCTTCAGGGATTTGTTGACTATTAGGGACTTTAGAAATATTGCCTGGGCACCAATAAACCTGCCAACGGGAAAGAAATGAATCTGTTTATTGTCCAACATTATGACGACGACTTCAGTATTCTAGTCGTAGCCAAGGACGATACCCACGCCATAAGTCTTGTAATGAAATGGCAGACGGGGAGGAAAACCGATCCTTCAAAATTTCATGTGGCGCTTAGAGATAATCTAAAGTCAATAAACCGCCTAATCAAGAGAAAGATTGGTGGCGTGGTTTATAGTTCAAATTGGTCAGAATACGGCATCTGTAATCGATGTGCGGGCATAATAACAACAATATGTTTTCATGGAAAATGTTCATAACAAGGGCAATGACGGAGCCCTCACAAATCCGTCTGAGTGTATGGAAATAAGTCTGTAGCGGACTTGCCCACTGGTCAGTTCCGGTGGGCTAAAAGATAACGCGAAGCCTGGCGCATAATTCAGGCGGTTACAACAGGCGATATTTTGGGATAAAAACACTTTTGTTCGAATATTTGAGGATTAGGGCGCTGGATTTATCTGGCGCTCTTTTTCATTCCCAAAAGTACAAAAATCCCGCATAGAGCCTACATTTTGTATAATAGATGTATGGGTAAGCCGGGATCATTCTACGCCACCGCACGATGGCAGAGGCAAAGACGGCGACAGCTGTCTATCTCTCCACTGTGTATCAAGTGTCTAAAAGGCGGCTTCATCACACAGGCAAGAGAAGTGGATCATATAGAACCGCTATCAAAAGGTGGATCCAAGCAATCCACTAACCTCCAAAGCCTTTGTAAATCCTGCCACAGCAAGAAAACAAGGGACGACAACAGCACAAAGAAGACAGTAAACATACACGGATTCAAAACAGTCTCGGACTTACGCGCTTATCTAATCACAACAGATTACACACCAGCGGAGCAGAAGCAAGCCGAGGACGCACTAAGGGAGAGAATATGCCTGGAAAAAGAGTTATCCCAGAGAAGATTGTAAGGCTAAGGGGCGTACCTGATAACAAGTCTTACAACCGCAAGGACTTGAAAGCACCTGACGGAGTGCCGGACTTTCCAGACTCCATCAACGAGGGCACAACGGCGGCGGACGAATGGAAGAGAATATGCCACGATTTAAGCCGCATCAACTTACTTTCGAGCGTTGACCGTATAGCCGTTGAGCAATATTGTCACGTCTACGCACGGGCAAGGTTAGCTCAGGACGAGATAGACGAGCACGGTATAACAATCGACACGCCACACGGCAGAAAAAAGAACCCGGCGGTGCCTATATTAGAGAAGGCCACGGATCAGATCAGGCAATTCTTGACAGAGTTTGGACTAACACCAGCAGCAAGGGCGAAGCTCTCCATCAAAGAAAGCAAGGACGACACGGAGTTCGGGGACTTCATCAAAAAACGTGCTAGAGGTTAATAAATACATAGCAAATGTTCACGCTAACAAAGTCTCAGCGTGTGATTTAGTGCACCGCTCACTTCAGCGCCACTTAGACGACCTCGAAAAATCCAAGAGTAAAAAATACCCGTTTGAGTTTGTTGAGGAAGAGGCGCAGCACGTCTTTGATTTCTTCTGCTATTGCAAGCACTCCAAAGGCGAGTGGGCGGGAACGGCGATCAGCTTAGAACCCTGGCAGAAGTTCATCATTTCTCAGGTGTTTGGGTGGCGGTCCAAAGAGACTGGACTAAGGCGCTACCGAGTGGTGTATATCGAAGTGCCGAGAAAGAACGGAAAGACCACTTTCACGGCGGCAATCGGCTTGTATCAGATGGTAGCCGAGGGCGAGATGGGCGCAGAAATTTACAGCGTAGCAAGCAAAAAAGACCAGGCCCGCATCGTGTTCGACGAGGCAAGAAACATGGTGCGGTCCTCCAGGGCGCTGCAAGAAGAGATTGAACCATTAGCGCATAACCTCAACTGTCTGAGATTCATGGCTAAGTTTCAGCCGCTAGGCAAGAACGCGAACAGCCTGGACGGGCTAAACGTGCAACTGTCTATACACGACGAGTTACACGCCTGGAAAGATGAGTCGTTGTATTCGGTGATGGAGACGGCAACCGGATCCAGAAGGCACCCTATTATATGGAACATCACGACAGCGGGCTTCGACAAGTCTCTTTATTGCTACGAGCTAAGAGAGTACACCAGGAAAATACTCACAGGTGTTATCGAAGATGATACGCATTTTGGCATCATCTACACAATAGATGAGGGTGACGACTGGAAGAGCAAAAAGACATGGGAGAAGGCGAACCCGAATTGGAATGTGTCAGTGAAGCCAGACGACATGGAGAGACTATGCAGGAAGGCCGAGGAGATCACAACAAACCAAAACGCCTTTCTCTGTAAACGCCTAAACATCTGGACGAGCCAAGAGTCAAGATGGCTAGACATGGACGCATGGGCGGCATGTGATGCGCCGTTAGAGATGGTCGATTTAGTGGGTGAGAATTGCGTACTGGGCTTAGACCTCTCCTCTACAACAGATATTTGCGCATGTGTCTATACGTTCTTAACAAAGCAAAACATCTTAAAGCTGTACTGTAGATTCTTCCTACCAGAAGACGCTATTTACAAGAAGTCCGGCATAGAGCGTTCATTATATGACAGGTGGGTGAGAGACGGCTTTATCATAACAACAGAGGGTAGAACGCTAGATTACGAAGTCGTTTATGAGGACATCGAGAACCACGCGGAGAAGTTTAACATCACACATTTGGCATATGACCCGTGGAACGCCGCGCAAGCTGTAAAGCGGTTTGATAAGCAAGCTATGGAGATGGTCGCGGTGCGCCAGGGCGTCTACACCCTCAATGATCCATGTAAGATGCTGGAGAAATTTGTATTAGCCGAGGCGGTAGTACACGGGAATAATCCTGTGTTGACCTGGATGGCCGATAACGTGGTTGTGAAGTATGACGATAACAACAATATAACGCCATCAAAAAAGAAGAGTTTACAGAAGATAGACGGCATTTCAGCGAGTGTAACGGCTATGTCAATTTACAAGACGGACATCGAGCCGAAGAAATCCGTATATTCACAAAGAGGCGTCAGAGTGCTATGATTTTACTATGGGTATACTAGATTTCTTCACAAAACGCGCAACAAAAATAGATCCAAAACAGCCAAGAGATCCGGTTGTTGCACAATGGCTAGGCGAACCATTAAGCGCTTCTGGCATCAATGTGGACGCTGATAAGGCGCTCATGGAAACCACCGTTTTCGCTTGTGTTCGTGTTCTCTCGGAAACAATAGGGCAGTTGCCGCTGATACTCTACCGGGGGCAGGGCGAGGGAAAAGAGCGGGCGTCGTCTCACTATCTCTACGACGTACTACACAACAAGCCAAACAACTTCCAAACAAGCGTGGAATTTAGAGAAATGATGCAAGCGCATTTATGCTTGAGGGGTAACGCTTACGCAACCATCATAACCGACGGGGTGCGGGCTGTGTCTCAGCTTCTACCCCTACACCCGGACAGAATGAGAGTTCACTTCAACAAAGATGGAAGAGGGATACCAACAAGAATTTATGAGTATTTCGAGCCAGACGGAAGTTCAAAAGTGTACCTACAAGACGAGATATTTCATATCATGGGGATGAGCTTAGACGGGATAACCGGTGTGTCTCCGATCAGATACCAACGTGAAACCATCGGGTACAGACTGGCGACCAACGAGTATGGATCCAGGTTTTTCAGCAACAACGCCACACCAAAGGGCGTCTTGAGGCATCCAGACGCGATGAGCGATGAGGCTTTTGATAGATTAAAGGCGTCTTGGAACGCTGCACACAAAGGGCTTTCGAATTCTCACAACATCGCCATTCTCGAGGAGGGTGTCGAATTCCAGCCATTGTCGATCAACGCAGAAGACGCGCAATGGATCGACTCACAAAAACTTTCCCGCTCTGAAATTTCAGCGATATTCCGTGTTCCAGCGCACATGATAAACGACTTAGAGAAAGCGACGTTTTCAAATATTGAGAACCAGGGGCAGGAGTTTGTCACGTACACCATGCAGCCGTGGGCTAAGAAGTGGGAGCAAGCAATAGCCCGCGACCTCATCTCACAGAGGGGCAGAACACGAGACGGGCTCTTTGCCGAGTTCTTGTTTGATGCGCTTTTACGTGGTGATTCAGAGGGGCGCTCAAAGCTGTATCATAGCCTTTTTCATGTAGGCGCTATGAGTCAAAACGAGATCCGCGCAAAGGAGAACCTGAACCCTATTGAGGGCGGGGACAGGCACTTTGTTCCACTCAATATGACAAGCTCTACGGAAGAGATTACGGGCGCGGAAATGTCAAGCGACCCGGCACCCGAAGCCATACAAAAATAAATAAATACTTTACATAATTGTCCTTAGCTCGTTAAATTAAAGTTAATGAGCATAGAAAAAAGACACTTCTTCAGCGAACTACGAGCAGACGGTACAGAAGACCGCAGAACCTTACGGGGACACGCGGCTGTATTCGACACCCTCTCACAGCCCATCATGGGCATGTTTAGAGAGCGGATCCTACCAGGCGCATTTGATGGAGTCCTACAGGACGACGTTAGAGCGTTATTCAATCACGACCCGAACATCGTTTTAGGCAGGACCAAGAGCGGGACGCTAAAAATCGGGATTGATGAGCGCGGCCTTACTTACGAGGTAGACCTGCCCAACACCCAGCAAGCCCGCGACCTATGGGAATCCGTAAAGCGCGGGGACATCTCTCAAAGCTCCTTCGCTTTTTCTGTTGAGAAAGACGAATGGAGACACGAGAAGGGTGAAGAGATCCGCGAAGTTCAGAAAGTCGCAAAGCTCATGGACGTGTCACCTGTAGCGTTTCCGGCTTATACGGAAGCAGACGTTGACGTTAGAAGCGTCGATGAATGGAAAGGACGAGTAATGCCGGATCCAAAAGAGCAGGAAGCAAGCGAAGAGTTAAAAAATGAATTCAATGAACTTCGCTCACTTTTCGACGTTTTGAAAATTGAGAATGAGAATTTAACGCGGAGAGTGAAACTACTCGAAGCCGAACAGGGGGTTAAAAATGAGTCTTAAAGACTTGATCGACGAGCGCGGGAAACTTCTACATGAAGCCCGTGGAATGCTAGATCGAGCCGACACTGAGGGACGATCCCTGGCGGCTGACGAGCAGGAACGATATGATACAGCACACGGCAAGATTGCCGATCTAACCAAGGACATCGACACCCGCAAGATGCAGGATGAGGCGGAGCGGCGCAGCGCCGAGATCGCCGTAAGTGCCAGCAACGAGCGAACAGAGAGCCGAGTCGAAGAAAAGCGCATGGAGGTATTCCGAAGGGCGCTTGTAACCGGCGTTGATAGTCTCTCAGTCGAGGAAAAAAGAGATTTGCAAAGCACTTCTGATACCGCCGGTGGCTATTTAACCGCACCTGAAGAGTTTGTTAATATTCTTATCAAGGCTGTTGACGACATGACCCATATAAGGGGAATCTCCACCACTTTCCAAACTGACGCCGATACTCTCGGCGCTGTAAGTCTGGATAACGATCCAGGCGATTTCACAATGGGAACTGAACTTGAAGTGGCGACAAGCGACTCCACCATGTCTTTTGGCAAGCGCGAGTTGACTCCACACCATGCAACTGCTCAAATCAAGGTTTCCAGGGATCTTTTGTTAAGGTCCAGACAGCCTATCGAGCAATTGATAGCCGGCAGGTTTGGATACAAGCTGGCAACCACCCAGGAGAAGAAGTTTCTCACGGGAACCGGTTTTAATGAACCTCTTGGATTACTCACCGCCTCAAGCGATGGTATATCCACTGGTAGAGACATCAGCACCGGAAACACCACCACGGCGATTCAGTTCGACGGATTGAAGGAAGCACAATACGGTATTAAAGATCAGTACCGCAGTATCGCGTCCTGGCTGTTCCACCGTGACGGGATCAAGCAAATCTCCAAGCTCAAAGACGGCGAGGATAACTATTTGTGGCAACCGTCAAACCAGGTGGGCGAGCCCGACAGACTGTTAGGTCACCCGGTGCGTTCAAGCGAGTACGTTTCAAATACTTTCACCGCCGGGCTTTATGTTGGCCTCTTCGGTGATTTCAGCCACTACTGGATCGCGGATCATATTGGTATGCAAATGCAGCGGCTAGAAGAGCTGTACGCGGCTACAAATCAGATCGGTTTTATCATGCGGGTCAAGTTTGACGGAATGCCAACTCTTGAAGAGGCTTTCTCAAGAATCACTTTGGCAGCATCATAAGGGGATGAAATGGAATTGTTGAAAAATTCTTTAATTGACTCGGTAGTAAATACCCAGGCGGACGGAACTGGTACGACTTCCAGTGACATTCTCGACATGGCGAACCATTGCGGCGTGTTGTTTGTCTGTAAGTTTGGAGACGTGACGGATACAGCCGTCTTGACTCTTCAAGCTCAACAGGACACAGCATCAGGCGGCGGAACTATGGCGACCATAACCGGGACCGCAACTTTTACCGCTGGCGCAACTGACGGAGACGATAAGCTACTTATCCTCGATGTTGTTGAGCCAAGGGAGCGATATATTCGTGCTCAGGTGGTAGTTGCAACCGCGAACGCAGTAATCGAGAGCGTAACAGCTATTCGATACGGCGCTCGCAAAAAGCCGTTTACCCAAGGATCGGATGTTGTGGGCTCTAATAGTGTCTACAGTCCTGCCGAGGCTTAATAAATGCGGGTAAAGCTCAGAACAACTTACGCCTCCCCATTAGGGGCATGGGGGCCGGGGTCGGTCATAGACCTTCCTGACCCTCAAGGGCGTGATTTGATCGAGGGGGGATACGCTGTTGCTGTCAAAGCCGGAAAAGTGGAGATGGCAACAGAGATACCCATAGAAACAGCATCAGAACGAAAAGCGGGAAGCGCAAAGAAAGGACGCCGTGGAAAAGTTAAGATTAAACTTGGTAACGGCTCCGACAGTTGAACCGCTTACGATAGCTGAAGTAAAGCGCCATCTACGTATAGATTCAGCCGACGGAGAACCAGCACCAGACGCACCAACTGCCGCGCTTGCGGGCGCAGCCGGAAACGTAGACGACGGCGCACACCGATACCGTGTTACTTATGTCACAGCAGACGGCGAGACAGAGGGCGGCTTAATATCCGACGTTCTCACTGTCTCAGACAAAACATCAGACGGGCAGGTCACAGTTACCATCCCTGTTGGCGGTACAAGTGTTACAAGCCGTAAGATATACAGGACAGAGGCGGCGGGGACATCTTACAAACTACTGACTACCGTCGCGGACAACTCCACAACAGAATACACGGATAATACCGCCGATTCTGGGCTAGGCGCAGAAGCGCCCACGACCAACGGCACTCTGGATCCCACGCTAAACTCTCTTATCACTATCGCGCGTACGACAGTAGAGAGTCACACATCAACGGCGCTAATGACTCAAACCTGGGACTTATACCGCGATCAGTTACCGTTTAGGCTAGAGATACCCAGACCGCCACTACAGTCCATCACGTCGATAACGTACACGGACACCGACGGCAACAGCCAGACGTTAGCATCGTCTAACTACGATGTAGACACGATCAGCGAACCAGGCATAATACAGCAGACAAAAACAGGGGATTATCCGTCGGACATCGCAAGCCCTTACGATAATATCAATGTTGTAAAAGTAAGGTTTGTAGCTGGCTACACAACGGCAAGCGATATTCCAGAGCCGATCAAACACGCGATGCTCCTATTGGTTTCCCATCTATACGAGAACCGGGAATACATGATGCGCGGGCGTGTTGGGAAACTGCCGTTTGGCTTTGATGCCCTACTTTCAAGTTACCGCATGAGGCATTTTTGATGAATCCGGGGCAACTGAGACATAGGGTGCGCATCGAAAAGCTCGTAAAAACTCAGGATTCCTACGGCGAGGAGGCCGACTCTTGGGAGATTTTCGGCACAGCTAATGCCTTTGTTGAACCGATGAGGGCCGACACGCTATTTGAAGCCGACCAGAGGCAAATGGCGGTTACTCACAAAGTCACTATGCGGTATCTCTCAGGGCTTAAAGGCGACTATAGACTGTACTACAAATCCCGCTATTACCGCATCGACGGAGTGGTAAACATCGAAGAGCGCGGAAGGTTTACGGAGTTACTTTGCACAGAGTTGGAGGACAGAAGCTAATGGCTAGAATCCAGCAGCAAATGATCTCCTCTAAGGACGTATACGTCAAAGGCGCGGACAACCTCGCTAAGACGCTTATGAAGGCTTCAAAGGAAGGCTTTAACAGGGCGATGAAGAAGGCGACAAGGGAAGCGACTAAAGTTATTAAAAGAGACGCAAAGGCGTTCGCGCCTCATCGCACCGGAAGCATCGAGCGTTCTATCAGTTTGAAAAACAGGTTTTCAAAATCACAAGGCGAGTATATTGGATTAGTGTTCACGGCTTCAAACCTCGCGCACTTGATTGAGTTTGGTGTTAAGCCGCACTGGATATGGAGACGTAAACCGGGGGGAAGGCGAAGGCGCGGAAGTGGGCTTGTTTTCACTAAGGGGAAAGTAAGGCACCCAGGTATGAAGCCGGAGCCGTTCATGGTTCCAGCGATCATCAAAAACCAGGACTTCATACTTCAGCGTACAAACGCGCTCATGTTCGACGAGCTGAAAAAGATAAAGGGTATCTAAAGTGGCGATAGAGACATCTATATATTCCAGACTCACAGCTTACGCGGGGGTTGCTGACTTAGTCAGTACGAGGGTGTACCCGGTAGTCATGCCACAAAATACAAGTTTCCCGGCGATCACATATCAAACGAACGCCAGGGAGAAAAACCCGACATTCGGCGCGGATTCAACGATCAGCAACAAAGAGATGCGAATCACGTCTTGGGCGTCAACATACTCAGGCGCAAAAGACCTGGCGGCGGAAGTGCTCGCGGCGTTGAACAGGTGGTCAAGCGGGGACGTGCAAGAGGTATTCCACGAGGACGAGGGCGACACGTATAACGAGGAGTTAGACAAGTACGGCGTATACATGGACTTTACCGTCTGGTTTGATGAGTCGTAGGGGGCAAGCATGGCAACACAAGTATTAAAAAACGTAGGCATATGGCTAGACAAGTTTGATGTGGCGGGCGACACAAACGCCGCTAATCTGACTTTCGGCGCTCCTGAGTTAGACACCACGACATTCTCTGACACGGCTATGACAAAGAAACTCGGAATAGTTACTGTCAATTTCACAGCCGAGGGCTATTTCAACGTGGACACGAGGCAGTTAGATGGAAGTCTACTGTCTAACCTCGCCGTCAAAAACGTACCGTTTACACTTGCCCCAACGGGCACACAGGGCGACATTGCATACCTCTTGCCATCGCTGGAAACCGCCTACGATTTCGGCGGGACAGTTGGCGAGATGCTGAAGTTTAGTATAGACGCCTCTGGATCCGGCGCAGCAGCAAGGGGGATTTTGGAGTTTAAGAACACGGCGACCTCTACAGACAGCAGCACAGGATCTCAACTAGGCGCGGTAACAGCCGCACAAAACCTGTACGCTATGCTTCACGTAACAGCGGCAAGCGGCACAACTCCGACTCTTGATGTGATTGTTGAGAGCGACGATAACGGCAGTTTTACATCTGCGACAACTCGCGGAACTTTCACCCAGGCGACCACGACAACGAGCGAGTTTCTAACCGTCGCGGGCGCTATTACAGACGACTATTGGCGAATCACTTACACAATCGCCGGAGCTACACCATCGTTTACTTTCGCGGTGTCATTAGGGATTAACGTATAAAGGGGAAATATCATGGCAACATTTGTTTTTAAGGACGCTTATATCTCTATTGATAGCAACGATTTAAGCGCCGACTCAGTATCAGTGACTTTGGATCTAAGCGCAGACGCGCCAGAAGATACGGCAATGGGCGACACCTTCACCAGTTTAGTCGGTGGCGGGATCAAAACAGCGTCTATAACCGTAGAGTTTAACCAGGATTTTGCGGCTTCAGGGCTCGACTCTATCATCTACCCGCTATTCAACACGGGGACGGCGGTAGCGTTTGAGGTCAGGCCGACAAGCGATGCGGTGAGTACGTCGAATCCGAAGTTTACTGGATCCGTTCTTGTCACCAGCTATCAGCCGTTAGGCGGGTCCGTTGGAGACAAGGCCACGGCAAGCGTAACTCTACCCATCACGGGCACAGTAACAAGGGCCACAAGTTAATGGCGCTAACTAAAGACCAGATACTAAAGGCAAACGACCTCCAAACAAAGGAAGTCAAAGTCAAGGAATGGGGTGGTAGTGTCCGCCTTAAGGAGATGGACGGCCTGGAGCGTGATGCGTTTGAATCGCGCTTTAGTTCGTTATCAGAAGAGGGTAAGAACATGGAGGCCATCACCTTCATGTTGAGCCTGGTGATGGTAGACGAGAACGGCAGGAAACTATTTGAGACGCCGGAAGAAATGAAGGCGCTTACAAAGAAGAACCCTAACGTGCTTGTCCGCCTGTTTGATGAGGCGTCGAAGTTAAACGCATTGGCTGAAGACGCCGAAGAGTCAAAAAAAAATTAAAAGACAGCCCGTTTAAGCTGTTCACGTTTCGCCTTGCTAAAGACCTGCATATGGGGCGCGGTGAGATGTTGCGTAAAATGAGTAGTCGGGAACTGTCAGAGTGGATGGTGTTCCACTCGCTTTTGATTGACGAGCAAAAAGAGTCAGAGTTAGAGGACAGCGTAAGACGAAAGGCGGAGGCAAAGCAACATGGCTAGAGCGAAGACTTCAGCGGCAACCTTATCAGTTCAATACCTGGCAAATACTGTGCAGTTGCTCACGGGTACAAAAAAAGCCGCTGACGCTGTTGCTAAAGGCACATCTAAAATAAACAGCCACATGAATCAAATGCGCTCTGTTATCCAGGGGGCAATGGCCGCGTTTTCCGCTCGTGAGATTGTTTCAACCTTCACTCAGACGGCGCTTGCCATTGAGCGCACCACTAGAACCTTAGAAGCGGCGACGGGCTCCACAAAAAAAGCTATGGAGGAATACCGCTTTGCTACGGACACGGCGAAAAAGTTAGGGCTAGAAATTACATCGACAATACAATCCTATGCGAAGTTTACCGCCGCGCTAAAAGGCTCCAGTATAGCTGGAGAGCAAGCGCGTAAAATCTTCACGGCAGTATCAAAAGCGAATACCGTTCTAGGGTTATCCGCCGAAGACGCCAGACTTACATTTTTGGCGCTGGAGCAGATGGTATCCAAAGGGAAAGTCTCAATGGAGGAGTTGAGGCGGCAGTTAGGCGAAAGGATTCCAGGCGCCTTTCAAATGGCGGCGCGATCAATGGGCGTAACCACGGCGGAACTTGATAAACTGGTTTCCACTGGGAAACTAACAGCGGACGACCTGCTGCCAAGGTTCGCAGAGGAGCTAGAGAGAACTTTTGGCGATAAGGCACAGGATGCCGCAAAGGGGCTACAGGGTAAAATCAACGACATCAAAAACGCCTTCTTCGACTTAAAATCAGAATTGTTGCGCCTCGGCATTGCTGACGGCATTAAAGAGATGGCGGATTGGGCGAAAAATTTAGTCGGCTATCTAAAAACCGCCGTAGACTATTACTCAGGCTTCCAGGGCGGGGGCACCAAGGCCCCTAGAAGTGTCCAAGAGTTGCGATCTCTCAGAGAGCAAAGGCGCAGAGTGTTCATGCAGCACGCCACGGAACAGATGCCAGGTGGCGCGAAGCCGTCAACTATGTTGGGTATGCTTGGATTTACACCTCAACAGGGCTTCAAAGACATAATGAAGGGCAAGAGTGTAAAAGAACAGGCCGATATAATGAGCCGGAACTTCGAGGCGTTAGACGCGGAAGGGAAAAGGAAGTTTCAGCAGATTGATATGCAGATCCGACTTGCGGAAAAGCGGGCGGAACTTGGCACACGTTTACCCTTGAGATACGCGGCTCCAAAAGTAGTACCAACAACAGCCACGGCGTTACCTGGGAGAAGCGGCAAAGACATATTGAACGCCGCAGAGGTAGAGAAGAGGGCGAAGGAGGAGAAGTCGGCGCAGCTAAAAGTCACTAACGCTTTAAAGCGGGAAGAAGAGAAGCGCAGAAGCGAGGCGCAACGCCTCATAAGTTCATTTCAGACTCAAGAGGAAAGACTAAAAAGCCAGCTAGAGACGGCGGGATTTCTCAGGGAAGAGGGCGCATTGACGGATAGCCAGTTTGATTCTGTAGCCAAGCGCATCAGGTCAGCGATGGATTCCATCAAAGATAAGACGAAAGAGACAACCGACGAGATGGGTAGAATGTTTGATCGTATAGCCGGTTCTATGGCCGACGCGATCACACAATTTGTTACATCGGGGAAGATGTCTTTCAGTGGTTTAGTTAATTCAATGATAGCCGACATTATACGGCTGTCGGCACAGCAGCTAATCACGCAGCCGTTAGCGGAATCTATCAGTAAGTCGCTCAAGAATATCTTTGGAGGCGGCAGGGCCGACGGAGGCAGAGTAAGCTCGTCCAAAGCCTATGTAGTAGGCGAACGAGGTCCAGAGCTTTTCATGCCAGGCAACAGCGGGAACATCGTACCTAACCACGCTTTAGGTGGCGGGAATACATCGGTGGTAATAAACGATATGCGCGGCGCGGGCGCTCCGCCTGTATCCACTACCCAGAGAATGAAAAACGGCAGACGCGAGGTGGAGGTAACTATCACCGACACCGTGAGAAAGGCGCTGCGCTCTGGAGACTTAAACACCGATTTAAGGCTTGCAATGGGCGGGGTGATGTAAGATGCCCACATGGCCCGCAGGACTACCACAAAAGCCGCTGATAAACGCCTACGGCGAGACGTTCGCAAACCTAACAATCGCGTCACCTGTTGACGACGGACCACCAAAAGTAAGGAAGTTCACCACCTACGCGGTGGATCCGTATACTTTTAGGTTTGTCATTACGACAGCGCAGCGCCTCACGTTTGAGACGTTCTACAAGACAACGGTGAACGGCGGCGCTGATACCTTCACATGGGCGCACCCGATTACTGCCGCGTCTGACACATGGCGGTTCAACCCGACAAGCACACCGAAGTTTGTACCTGTACCAAACACCGACCAGCTATACATGGATATAGCTCTACTTTTATTATGACTAATGGCAAGAACACTCAGCACGACCTTAAAACAAGCGATAAACGCGGAAAGCACATCAGAGGTGCTGTTACCGTTGGTAACTATCGACCCGTCGGGGACTCCGTTAAGATTCGTAGACAATGGCGCTAATGTCACAAGCGACGGCGATACATATACCGCGTCCGCTTTTATGATCGACATTCCGCCAGAACAAGAGCGCACGATTCCACGCGCTGAATTAGTCATTCAAAACGTAGACCAGACGATAATTCAAACCGCCAGGGCGCTGACATCAGAAGTAGATGTCGAGCTTTCTATAGTGCTTGCAAGCGATCCTGATACCGTTGAAATAGGGCCGATCAGTTTTAAGTTAAAGAGCATTGAATACGACAGGTTTTTTATCGTTGGGGAACTAGCTTTTGAGGACGTGTTATCAGACACATACCCGTCTATAAGTTTTACACCAGATCATTTTCCGGGGCTGTTTTGAATGATTACGAGCGCTTTCTATCCGTACCTTTCCTGCCTTGCGGGCGTGATTCTAGGGGCGTCGATTGCTGGGGGCTTGTGTGCCTTGTTTATGAGCATTTCCTCAATGTCAGGCTTCCGCACTACCTCGGCGGATACGAGTCAACAACAGACCGTGAAGGCGTCAGCACGACTATTAAAGACCACTTTGCGGAGTGGGTTAGCGCACCTTGTCCTGAGTATTTGTGCGTTGTTGTTTGGTATATATGTGGCAAGCCGCTTCATGTGGGGGTATTGGTAGACAGCCAAAGGTTTATTCATGCTGAAAAATCAGGAGTTAAAATCGAGCGACTTGATAGCCGAAAGTGGGCGCAGAGAAAACGCGCTTATTTGCGCTACTCGCTACTTAACAATATCAGCGGCACCGTTTAAGCGCGAACACTTCACGGCGGAATTCTACGAGCATAAAAGCGTTCTTGATTTAGTGATAGACAATATCCCGCAAGATTACTGGGCTTTTGCGCAGGTCTACATCAACGACGCTAAAGTACCCAATCCCTATTGGGCGAGGGTGTACCCGCTACCTGGCACCATCACGACGATCAATGTGATACCGCAGGGCGGCGACGATAAAAACCCTATAGCGCTTTTAGTGGGCGCTTTGACATTAGGGGCGGGGGCCGCGTTTGGCGCTCACGTGGCGGCGGGGGGAACTTTTCTAGGATTGAGCGGCACGGCGGCATTAGTTGCCGGGAATCTCGCTATAGGGTATGCGGGGTATTTAGCAAACAAGCATTTTGTTAAGCCGCCTAATCAAAGACTCCCAAGCGTATCACAAGACACGCCGATACAGTCAATAACGGGGGTGTCAAACAGGGCGAACCCCTTCGGCGCTATACCCGTGATATTTGGCAAAACGAAGATGTACCCACCGTTAGCCGTGAAGCCGTTCACAGAGATCATCGACAACGAACAATATCTTAGAATGTTGTTTGCTATTGGCTACCAGGACAGCACCCATAACTTATCAATCTCGGACATAAAGATCGGCAACACGGCGATTACAAACTATTCTGAATTCGAGATGGAATACACCACGCCGTTTGCGTCTCTTACACAAGCGGAGCAAGACAGGTGGTTTCCAAACATCAGCGAGGAGTCGCTATCATCGGCACTGACCCAGGCGGCGGGCTGGATAACTCAGACCACCACGGCAAGCACAACGGGTATTTTAGTTGATATAACATTCCCTGCGCTCGTGGCGTTCTCAACATCAGACGGCACAAAGTCGCCGGTAATAGTTGATTTTGAGATCGAGTACAAGCCAAACGGCGGGGCGACGTGGTATCCGATGTCAAAGCACACGGGCGACCCACAAATAGTATCAAACAAAATGGGGACGGCTAGAAACGGCCACAGTGCGACGAATGTGGGCGGCATTGTCTATGTTGTTGGCGGAACTACTGTCAACGGCGGAACAACGTATTTAGACACGATAGAGGCGTTTGATCCATCAACGGAGACATGGACAACTAAGAGCGCCACACTGACAACGGCAAGGCGATACCAGGCTGCTGTGGCAGTCGGCACCGACATATTTTTATTCGGGGGAGAAACAGCGGGCGGCACTATCTTAGACAGTGTTGAGATATACGACACAGTAGGGGACAGTATATCGGCGGGCGCAACGATGCCCGACGCTTTATCAAAGATGGAGGGGATCTACTTTCAAAAGCCCACTAAGGTTATTTTGGTTTACGGCGGCTGGGATGGCGCTGTGGCAACCAGTGAGCTTTATGAATACGGGATTGTAGCCGACACATGGGGGACCGGGACGCTAAATAAGGTCACGGGGCCAAATATAGCAACTCTTAAAAAGAGGTTTGGGTATGCGCTTATACCACCAACCATCTCCGGTATTGTTCAGAGGGTATGGTTTATGATGGCTGGTGGAGAAACGGCGGCGGGCACAGAAACGGACGACATCTTATATGTCGTGGCCACATTTACAAGCGGCGCTCCTCTGTATCATGTGGTCGGTGACTTTTACACCCTCCCGGAACCGCGCACAATGCACTCTGTCGCTTTTGATAATACAGACCCGAGCTTTGCCTATATGGGCGGGGGCCTGTCTGGGGGGGTAGCTTCTGACGCATTTTACAAAATAAGGAAACTAGTACCCTTTGATACCATCGCCCTAGACACATTATCAGCGCCACAGGCTGAGATTCGCCTGGCATCCGCAGACGGCAAAGTGTACCCGATAGGCGGATTAGTTAGCGGCCTATCTGTCACGGATATAGAGCGCTTTAGCTCCACTAAAAAGACCATCACGGCGGCATCTACTCAAGTAGTAAGGCGCACGTTTTCAATGCACGGGCTAACGTCTGATACATACGATGTAAGAATCAAGAGAACGACAGCAGACAATAGCGCGACAGAAGTATCTGACGACGCCACATGGACAGCATTGCGCTCGGTACGCGCAGGGTCAGCAGTAACTAATACAAACATTAGAACCCTGGCGCTAAGAATCAAGGCATCAGACCAGCTAAACGGTGTTATCGACCAATTAAACTGTATCGTTGAGGCCGAGGTGCCGACACACGACGGGGTAGAGTGGAGCCAGAATGTTTCGAGGAATCCAGCATGGGCGTATGCGCAGGTGTTAAGAGGCGGGGCGGCTAAAAACAGCATGGCAGATGCGCGGCTTAACATCACCCAGATTAAATCGTGGGCTGATTTCTGCGACACCAACGGGTATAAATTCGATTTTGTCGTTGAGGGCGCGATGAGGCAAGCCGACTTGTTGGACCTCATAGCATCTACAGGCAGAGCGTCACGAGGTATGGTAGACGACTTGCACAGTGTTATACAAGACGATACCCAGGCCACGCCGGTACAAATGTTTGGGCCTCGGAACATATTAGCCGGGTCGTTCAAGGGCGGCATGACGTATCGGCTAGTACCGCACGGGCTAAAGATCAGATTCCGCAACGAGGACGAGAACTACTTAGAGGAGATCCGCACGGTATACCGCGATGGATTCAACGCCGACGGATCCGGGGGCAACGCAACAGCAACAGTTTTTGAGGATATGGAGTTTCCGGGCGTCGTAAGCTCTGACAATGTCTTCAGGCTTGCGAGATATTTTCTCGCTGTCGGCGTATTAAGGCCGGAAGTCTGGACTTTCAAATGCTCGTTAGATGCCTTGTCAGCCAACAGGGGGGACAGGGTAAAGCTACAACACGACGCATCAAGTATCGGGTTAGGTAGTGCGAGGATTTCAGCAGTAGGTACAAGCGGGGGGCAGATTGTCAGCATTACGCTAGACAGGGCGGTGCAGACAAGTTCAGGCACTAACTATACTATCTCGGTTAGAAAATCAGGGGGCGGTATTGTTTCGCGTGTCGTCACTGTAGCGGCTACCCAGGAAAATACCTTCTTTACGATCACAACTCCAGCAGATAGTACAGGCGACTATGACGCAGGTGATTTTGCGATGATCGGCACAGAGGACGCCGAAGCCGTTGACGCCGTTATCTCGTCGATAAGGTATACAGGGGACTTTGTGGCGGAAGTGGGCTGTGTGCCCTATGATACAGGCGTGTATACAGCCGATACTGAAGCAATACCGGCGTATACCACCACGATCACACTAACACCTGAGCAGGTGCGGAAAATTCCAGACGACCCGACGATAGACTCTATAGTTTCAGATGAGTTTGCATTAGAGCGTACAGGCGACGGCTCTTTAGACTCAGGGGCGATACTTTACTTGAACCCCTTTGTAACTCAGGGCGTAGCGCCTTCGCATATAGGCGCAAGACACCGCAGGACAGACAGCACCGATGGGCCTTATACTCACGCGCCACCCGTAAGCGCAGAGCAAAACCAAATCCGCATAGGCGCTTTAGAAGATGGCGTCGAGTACACCCTGCAGGTTCGTTACATTAGTAAAGTGGGTGAGACGTCAGAGTGGGTATCAACTACTCACACGGTACAGGGGAAGCAAAACCCACCGCCAGACGTAGCCAACCTGACGGCGACGGTGCGGGACCGCGATTTGCTGTTGTCCTGGGATAAAGTCACAGTACCGGACTTATGGAAGTATGAAATCCGTGAGGGGGCATCATGGGCGGCGGGTACTGTAATAGATGTGATAGACACCACCACTCAGATTATAGACGCGCTTACAGCGGCGTCGTATACATACAGGGTCAAGGCGATAGATACGACTGGGAACTATTCGACTACAGAGGATACGGTTTCTATTACTATCGCGGCGTTATCGGCACCTGGCAACCTTGGGGCGCAGTCAGCACAGGGGCGGGTAAGCCTATCATGGGAAGTGCCGACGTTCTCAGGTACGCGGGTTGAGCATGGCGTCAGGTATTACAACATCTACAGAGGGGCGTCTGGATCCGATTTTGCAGACAGTACGCGAATCGGCACCATTGGGGCCACAGAATACGATTACACCGAAAAGACAGGCGGCACGTACAAGTATTTCGTCACGGCATATGACTTTGGTGGTAATGAATCCACGGCGGCGACTTATGAGATTATTGTAGACGACGCTTTTGAATATGTTTTATTGGATACGGTAAGAGTTACACCTTCGCTATCCGGCACGGCGTTTGATGAGGATTGGCACAGCCCTATAAGGTATTATCTTGGGGCTGACTCGACATCGTGGGTTGATGTTCACACGGCAAACGGTTGGACTTCCGTACAGGATCAAATTGATTCCGGAAATACGTATTTCATCGAGCCTCTTGTAAGTAACGACACGGCGGCGGGTAGGTTTACAATGGCGACGGTTTCCTGGGCCGTGGGGCTTAGGAATATAAAGGCTAAACTTTTATTCAACCAAACAGACGTAGACACAGGCGCGCTAGATATAAGGGTGCGGTTTGCCACTGATAACGGTACAGTGGTGCAAAACCAGCCCGATCATGAGTTCTTTGCTGACCAAGTGGATTCGTTTAGTTTCTACGTTGAGTTTTACGGCGATGCAAACTCCCTGTCGTATTTCGACACCATCCAGTATCAATACTGGGCGATGAAGCGCACGTTTTCCGGCTCTTTGAGTGTTACTACGGCTCCAACAGGGACGGCACTAGACATAGACGCCAGCTTAACCGCATGGCCTGACATCACCGCTAACGTCGTGGATGGGGCCACAGGCGACACTGTTAAGATAGTCCAGAACATCGCATACGACGAGTTTACACTTTACACCTATGACTCTGGCGGCTCACAAGTGGCGCGTACAGTGAATTGGCAAGCGAGAGGGTACTAAAATGGCAACAATAGACTTCGACAAACCAGACGCAAGTACAAGCGCGGCGGACGTGCTAGAGGACGTAAGGGACAGCATATTAGGGCTTTCTGATTGGCTTGACCCTGCGAATAACTCGCTGTCAAACGCGCCGACGTATGCAAAAACTCTAAGCGCTGTCTCTATCGCGTCTTTCGGCACGATGAACACCTTAGAGAACCAGGGGAATGTGTATTTCCAGGCCAACTCAGGCGGGAAGGGTTTACACATCTACGGCAACGCGTCCTCAGACGGGGGGGAGCTGCTGTTAAGTGCTCAACGCGACATCTCAGCGGATACCAATAGGTCCGCGTTTTGTGTTGATGCTTTTGACGGCTCAATCCGTGAGATTCTCGGCAATCAAGATTTTATTATCAAGAGCGCGGACTACGCCACGAATACGAATAAGGCCATCAGGCTAGAGGGCAACACCCTGGACATATACACGGGGGCGGATAAGACCGCGACGGCTTCGGCTGTTCATGTGGATAGCTCCGGCAACGTGGGTATTGGTACGTCGAGTCCTTCTTTTGGGAAGTTGCAGGTAGAAGCTGCAGAGGGTGTAAATAATTTCTTATCCCTGAGATCAACGGGTACTGGTAACAGGATGCTGTCTACTTGGGTAGATGACACTAACTCTACTATCAATCTGGACTCCCGGTATACTTCTGGAGGGGCATACGATTTCAGGTTTAGAGCGGGGGCTACAGAGTTGATGCGTATCGACGCTTCCGGCAACGTAGGTATTGGTACGACGAG